ACAATGAAATATACCAACAACCCAATCGGCCCGGTTATGACAGCTAGGATAAGGCCTCCCCATTCACTCATGAAATCAACTACGGATTGGGCTGCATTAGTAAAGACAGATTTGATGTTATTCCACAAGTTTGTGAAAAATTCCGTAATAGGTTCCCAATGCTTACGTATAAGCAATACTACCGCAACAAAGGCAGCACCTAACGCCACTGCCAATGCTATCGGGGAAGTCAACGCAACACCAACAGCACCAAGCACGGTAACCAATGTGGCAAAACCAGCAGCTAATGTTGGTAAAGACCCAAGTATTATCAATATAGGCCCAGCCAAGAGAAGCAACCCAGATGTTAATGCACCTGCTACGGCTATGAAAGTTTTAACCGGTTCAGGAAGCTGATTGAACCAACTTACCAGCTTTGTTACAAAGTCGGTAAGCGTCTTTAATGCCGGGGTAAGAGCACCACCTATTGATATTGCAACACCTTCCATGGCTGAGCCAAGTTGAACCAAGGAACCCTTCAAGTTATTCAGCTGGGTTTCTGCCATTTTCTTGGCGGTTCCTTCTGCATCTTCCAAGCTCTTTGTATAATCACGCAATTTCTCATGCCCAACATCAAGCACTGCCAGCCAGCCGGACATTGCTTCCTGGCCGAATATGTGCGAAGCTGCAGCCATCTTTTCATCCTCGCCAAGCTTGGAAAAAGCACCCTGCAGGTCTTGTACAATATCCATAATGTTACGCATGCTACCGTCAGAGTTTGCCGTTTCAACACCAAGTTCAGCAAGAGCTTCAGCAGCATCCTTTGGTGGTGCAGCCAAGCGAACTAATGCACCTCTTAAGGCAGTACCAGCCATAGAGCCTTGGATACCTGCGTCACCCATCTTAGCAGTAAGAGCAGCGGCTTCTTCCAAGGACATGCCGAATGCCTTAGCTACAGGTGCAGCATACTTCATGGTATCCCCCAACATGCCAACATCAACGTTTGCAGTACTAGAAGCCTTGGCAAGAACGTCTGCTACCCTACTGGCTTCCTCTGCTGAAATACCCATACCGCTCATTATATTGGAAGTAATGTCGGCAGCAGCCCCTAGTTCCATTGCACCGGCAGCAGCAAGATCAAGCAACCCAGGCATAGCAGCTATTGTATCATTTACTGTAAAGCCAGCCATAGAAAGGAACTGCATACCTTCAGCAGCTTGGGAAGCAGAGAAAGCAGTTTTAGCCCCAAGTTCTTTGGCTAGGTTTGTAAGTTTAGCAAGGTCTTTACCTGTCGCCCCACTGATAGCTTGAACCTTTGACATGCTAGCCTCGAAATTAGTAGTCGTTTTAACAGCAGAACCAATGCCAAGTCCAATTACAGCACCGGCAGCGGTAGCAGCCATGCCAACTTTTTGGAAATCAGCAGCAGAAGCACCAGTTTTCTTTGACATTTGATCAAAACTGTTGCTTACGTTAGTGCTCATATTGTTTGCTGCTGATTTCATATTATCTATTGATCTATTAAATGCAACGCTTGCTGTATTCATACCCGCAACCAATGCAGTAGGATCTGCGGCAAGCCTTACCATGGCTCCCATGCCCATCATAATTTACATCACCCACCTTTCGCACCCGGCTTTTTCTCGGCACGTTTGGTGTAATATGCCTTCCATAAAACTAATTCCGAACTACCCACACGTTCCTCAAGTTCAGATAAAGTCATACCTAAATCCAGAGCTAGAGTCATTCTAAACTCCAGCTCCGGATTTTTCTTTAGTTTTTTACTTCACTCTTGAGATCCTTTTGCAAACCGTTGATTTCAATAGCTGCGTTTTGCAGCTCGTTGAATACCCCACCTGGCAATTTCTCCAGAGCCTCAAAATCTTCCGGCTGAAGAATTGGATCAACGATGGTCTCCATCACCAGTTTGCGACGGAACCCACTAAGGTCAATGATTGGCTTACCCTCGCCATCCACGCCCTTGGTGCAGCTTTCCCTAACCTTGTCTTGTTGTGCAACAGACAATTCCCGCATGAGAATGTCCCCGCCCAATGCTTTGATAGGAACTTCTTTTTCTTTCAGCTTAACATTGAGTAATTGTTCACGTGTGATACGTGCCATATGGTAACACCCTTTCCAAATTTAATTTGAGGAGCTTATAATACTCCTCTGCCAGAGGAGTAACTCTGGTTTTGTACCAGAAACCAACAATCTCAACGTTGGTACAAACCACCTTCACCCGTAGCATCTACGGTCTCTTCAACCAAAGCAGTGGCCTCCAAACTGGTTCCTAAACCAGATATATTGGCAAAACCTTCATAACGTAAACCGCTTGGTTCATTAACATAGAGCACCAGCAGTACCGGCAACCCAGCCACAATCCTGTCCATGAAGTAGGAATCTTGCTGGAACCTGTCCAGGCTACCTTCCCAACCGTTCATGATAGGTGTGTACCTCTTCCAGTCGCTCCCCAGTGGTGTGCTATCTTCAAGGTCTAAGCTAACATCCACTGACCATCCTTTGCATTCCGCAATAGGAGCCACAGGGAAGTACGCACCAGAAGCTATACGAACCTGTGTGCCAACAGCAAGGCCCGGATCAAAGACTGCCACCCCACCTGCGTACTGGAACTCATTCGGTTGGACGGGATTCCAAGTCACGCCATCCGGAGAACTTTCAAGCGAGACGGCAGTCAATGGATCAAGGTATCGCTTAGCACTATCTGTGACTGTGTACTGGGTGCGGTCTGCATTGGCTGTCATTGGCTCTTCTACAATAGCAGTAGGAACCTGAGACGTTGCGCCGTAAACCCGTCCTTTCTTACCAGCCAAAGCAGGCATTTACCTCACCCTCCCCTTGATTAGTTGTAGCTAACTGCGCCGTTGAAGGTGAAGTCAAAGCTCACTTCAACCTTACCACCAGCTTCAACGCCCACGGACATATTGCTGATGAACGCTTGCCCGCTGTAGTAATGGGTTTCATCCACGTATAGCTTCAGTGCCACCTCAGTACTACCCAACAGAGCAGTCTGCAGAGCAGCTTGCCCATTGGCATCACTGTCTATGGCCCAGTTACCTTCCGCAGAACCTTCTCCGCCCAGAAGGGTGGCAATGTGCTCCTTCCAGTCTTTACCCAGCGGAGTGGTCTCTTCCAGGTCTGCACTGATGTCAGCGTTCCAACCAGTAATTTCCGCTACTTGGTTTGCACCAACTTCAACCTTGCCCTTCTTACCAGCTTTTGCAGTCATTTAGCTCGCCCCCTTTTTATGGTTTTCTTGACTCCAACGCTTGTATACGCCCAGACATTAGGTACAGTGGCTTGTCAACATCCAGTACCTCCCCGGTCTCCCCGGTTGCTAGCTGGGAACGGATACAAGTGTTTGATAACGTTGTGTCTTGGCCAAACGCATTTATGATTGAATCTACCAGCTGCTTCAGTTGGCTAAGAGCCTTGCCAGGATCGCTACCCATTGCTACATACACCCTGTAGTCCCAGTTGTGTAAGATCTCACGTCCTTCAAACGTATCTCCTTGATGCTGAAAGCCCCTTAACACTATTGTCGCTGCTGGAAGCTTTTCTAGCACCTTCGGCTCATGGTCATACACCTTTGCTATGCCCTTTAACGATGAAAGAACGTTTGTAATTTGTTCCTCTATTTTAATTATGCTCACTCGAATCCACACTCCCTGACGGCTCGCTCAAGAGCCTTTTCCAGAATTTGTTCAACCTGTTGTGTGCTGTTCTCCAAGGCTCGCTGTAGGTATCGCTTGGCCCGGATGGTAACCTGCCTAGCAGCCACCCACCTGCCATTGACTTGGAACCTAAGGAAACGCCCACGTCTTGGTCTGATTGTGCCACCAAGTTCTTGTATCCTGGCATAAACAACCTTAGATCCTATTTGAACAACATTGCCAGTTCGCCTGCTCTGGATAGATCGACGTAACCGGCCTGTGCGTACCCTCGGGAATGTAGTTGCGTTCTCTTGAGCAACACCTACCACATACAAGCCAGCAGCAGCCAACCCGGCCCACACATTCGTTTGAACAATCCTTGGGTGATTGCGTAGCCCCTGCTGAAGAACTGGATCCACCCGCACATTGATGTCCACTCTCATTACTAAACAGCTCCCACCCTTAAAGACTTTTGATACGGCCCCAGTATAACACGCACTTGGGCTGGGAAGGATTCTGGTCTTATGATTGCCCCGGTATCTTGGAATGTGGTGGAAAAGTCTGCTATATCCTTGCTC